GGCCTGCGTGCGAAGTTGGTACGTGTCCTGGTCGAGCAGGTCGCGGTTTGCAAAGCCGTAAGTGTTGACAAGTTCGGCGTTCATTATTCGGAGACATCCCACGTAACGTCCATGAACTTGATGCGGGCCGGCCGATTAACCGTTTCCTCCAATTTGAATGACCGTTGTCGCCCCCATCCGAGGCCGGCTTCGAGCTTCTTTTGCTGCAATGTCATGTTGATATTTTTGGGTGTACTGAATGACGCGAAATCATCGTTGGAAAACGATACCTTCAGATTCCCCGTCGACGTCTGCGTGTCGGCAATCAATCGCAACGAACGGAACTCTTTCAAATCGTCCGTGCCGAAATCCATTGTTTCAGTTTGCACGGTCATGGTGTAGATGGAGCCGACGTCTGAGAATGACGGGCTTGTCGTCCCCACCAGTAAATTCGACGTAAAGTTCATGCATGAGGACAAGAACGCGCCACCGCTTGCGCAGGATATTGGTTTCGGGGAGGCAAGATTGGCCTTGAATATCCACCAGTTACCTGTTTCAATACAATAGCAATAGGATTCCTCGTCGGCAACAATAGCCGATGTCGTCAAGATGAGGTGATTCATCTGATACATTTGAATGACGCCTACAAATCCCCAAAAATAAGGGTAGGTCATTGCGTTGTCAATCATCTGATTTGAAATGCGAGTAACGTCCCCGCCCCTGATCCTGAAAACACCCGTCGCCGATGAATCCGGTGACGTGCCGATGAAGTACACGTCATCATTCACAACGCGAATCGTTTCGTAGGTGTCTAGGTTGAAAATGTACTCCGGACGACCGCCAACACGTTTCGCAGCCGAGGCAATCCGCGTGAGAACAGAACCCGTCGCGTTTCCGCTGTTTCGGAAAAACTCTATGCTTGACGAACTGATGGCGATTACCAAATCCTTGATGCGCGCCAATCCCACGCCGTTATCCGGGTACACCTGCGACTCAAGGAAAGACGTGGAAGCCCACGTCGTAAGCGTGTTCAAGTCGCTGTTGTAGATGCGCCCATTCTTGTCCATCACGAACGCATACCCGTCCATGTGAACCATGTTCCCGACAAGCCAGTTGTTGAAGGCAGTCATCACGCGCGACGACAACGGAAACCCAGCAGGGCTAGTCTGGTAAGTGCCTATTCCAGCGGACACTATTAGGGGCGCCGTAATACTTAAATACGTCACCATGCCGTTCCCGGCTATGCGTGTGCCTACCGGTAGATTTGTGCCTGAAAAACTAACCGTAGTCGTCAAAACGCCATCTGCGTCAACCGACCCCGTAATCGTCCCCAAGTTGATGTTAGGAACAAAATTTGCGCTGGTAATTTCCGTCCAGGCCGCGCTGTTTTCCGCGATGAACCATGCGTGATGAACGTAGTCGGCATTCTTGCGCGCCATAACAACAAGGTTCGGCACATTGGTGATTTTGGTTTCCGAGAATCTCGCTGCAGGCCCAATACTGTGAGCTATGATCCCCGTAATGTCGTCGCCCACTTTAAGCGCTTGGCCTTGGTCCATTTGCGCTATGCGCAGCGTAGTCGTATCCATGAACGCGAACACAGACACGGTTTTGGATGATCCCGTCCAGTTCATTGCCCCATAAGTAACGGTGCCGACGAACGGTACAGTGTAATTAGCACTGAATCCCGTTCGCTTGACGCAGTAAAACCCGCCCTTCTCGTTAACGAATTGCGGAAAGCAATTGATGAATTGCTGATCCTTGGCAGGTGTCGTATATCCGCCATTATCAACTCGCCGTATCAGAGACCCGCCCAGGGAAATGCGCTTTGTCGGCATTACCTGCTCCAGGTCAGGCAGCTAGCACTATGGGGATTGGTCGCGCACGCAATGTCCGCATCCGGACCCGCATTCCACGTCATCCAGCGAACCGACGGGCCACCAGAGCAACCGGCAAGCAGAAGGCAAAGCGCTATGTATTTCACAGATACCGCGCTCGCAAGCGCCCCGTTGTGTTGCGCTGAACGTGTTCGGTTTCCAACGCATCCATCGCATCCGTCTCCTGCGCCTTCGCGGCCTGCGCAAGTTTCATGTTCCGCAGCAGGTTGAGGAAAATATCCCACTTCGCGCGATTCCGAATCACCGGCTCTGCAAAATTCGTCCAGCCGTTTGTGTCGCCATCAGCGGATAGCGCGGGCAACCGCTTCATGTACCAGAACATCAGCGCGTACACGCTACCCGGCGTCGGGTACAAATACAGCCGATCCTGATAGTAGCAATACTGCGAAGGCTGCCCAGTCGATCCGGTCTGCCCCTGATACCCGGAATATTGCTGATAGGAAATCGGTTCAATATCGTAACGCGGGGCTTGAACCACACGAACGGTCGCCCCAACAGTCGATGATGTCGCATTGACGGAAGCGCCTGTAACATCGCCCATCGTGATTTGCGAGGAAGAATCAATCGATTTGATCAGTGTGCTGTCAGGTATGCCGGTGCCAATCAGAAACTGACCAACACTGAATACCGTGTTGCTGCACGCAGTTAGCAGCGTGTTGGTGTTCGTCGTCGCGGTGATCGACGTCACAGCGGACAATTGCATCTTGTCAAGAAACACAGCATCACTCGGCATCGCCACCGCAGGGAACCCGGCAACCGTCACGCCCGATCGTGTAATCGCCTCACCAAACCAATTGCGCTGGCCTTCGTAATACTCGATCGCCGAAATAATCGCCTTCTTCACTTGCGCCGTCGAAACGCTTCCAGCCGACGAGTCGTTAATCTCGTCGGCAACGCGCGTTTGCAGGTTCACATACGTATAGTTTGGCATTACCTGTCTTTACAGTGTCTCTCGTGCATGTGCAGGCCGCGTCCGATGATTTTCCCGCAGACGCGGCACTGCCCGACAGTGCGATCAGCCGTCAATACTTTTTCGGCGGCTTTGGCTTCTTCCCTTTTGGCATCTTCATATATTGACTCCTGAGGCACCGGCAACCCGCCGTTAGTTGCAGCATTCATCGCTGCGAAAATTTGTCGTCTACGCATGGCTTGGCGCCCCTTGATTGACTTGATCATGTTTTGCCGGACTCGCACATGACGTCATTTCCCCCCATTCCTTCCACCACAGATCAGCATATGGCTGCTCGGAATATCCCTGAAAACATGGCGTGCCCTTGGTGAAGTGAATCAACTTTGGGTTGCTGGTTTGATTGTCCTCGCCAACCAGATGATTCCAACCAGAAGGCAGTTCGCGCACACGATGCTCTTCCGTCCACTTGAATTGATGAAGGTCAAGCCCTGCCGTCGTGTTAACGTAGTCAAGCGTCAGACGCTGGCACATTTTGTTGTTGAACAACATCACGCTTGACCAGTTTTTCATCTTGTAGCGCGTCTGCACGGCGCCAAGAAATTTGGTGTCCTCTTTGGGCGTGTAGTTGTGTTGCACGCAGCGTACCGACGTGCCGTAGTGGTCAATCGCATAGCCGACAAATTCCGCCATGTCGCCAAGACACAGCATGTCGCAGTCCATGAAAATAGCCCAACCCTGGTAATCGCAGAGAAACGGCACAAGGAAGCGACTGTTGCTGAAATCAGTGGAGTCGTACTCGCCGCGCGGCCGCGTGTAGAAACTCTCCATGTTGGCCCGGTTCAGCGGCGTGATGGATACCGGAACCGATGCACGCGCAAGAATGGAGTGCGACAGTACATGATAGGCAACCGTTTCCTTTGCGTCAAAGCCAATGAATATGCGGATCATGTCATCTCCATGTTCGACTTCAGCGCGCCGACAATCACGGCAAATTGTTGCTCGTGTTCCTGGTGCCACACCACGTAAAACCGTTGCTTAAGCTTCGGCATCCACCAATCCATTTTCTCTTGTATCAGATGCGCATTACGCCCATCCGCTAGAACCTTCATTGCGGGCTGCGTGAATACAACGAACAGCCCAGCCTTCTTCACCAGCCGCTGCAGGTCATCCAGCACGGCATCCAGATGCGCCGGCTCGATGTGTTCCAGAACGTCCGTGCATGCCACGATATCGGCCGGCTCAGGGCGCGTGTCCAGCCCCTCAATGCTCGGATCGTAGTTGCGGATCACAACGCCAAGCGCGCGCTCAAGACTGCGTTGACCACACCCGTAGTCCAGCACGTCGGATGTGTTGTAGTCGCGCATGATGCTGTGAACAAGGCCGGCGTACTTGTGCCCGCTCACGCCATACTTTCCAGTGGCGTGCAACTGCTTTTGCAGGGAAAGGTATTCTGCGCTGATCATGCCGCCGCCCTTCGTTGAGAAAGCATCATGCCAAGTTCGTCCGCAATCCGTCGCACTACCGGCCCCCAGTCCTCGCCATGATTCTGGCGGAACATACGGACGCTTCCATACCAGTCGTGACGCTCGCCTTTCAGCCCATAGCGCCACGCAGCCTTGGCCGGCGTCATAATCCAACAGGGAACCCCAACCGCGCCTGCAGCGTGAATTGCAGTGGTGCATACGCTTACAACCAAATCCATCGACGCGATAAAATTCATCGTAGGTTCGTAGTCTTTGCACTCGACCAAGCCAGGGAAATGCTTGATCCTGATGCCCGTGCTTTCCTCAAACTCGCACACTTCACGCGCCGATTCAGGCGTGTACTGCAGCGAATAGAAGTCGCAATTCTGGTCGATGATTGGCCGCAAAACTTCCAGCGACATAGATCGAAGATCGCGCCTCGTCTGCTTTACGCCGCCAGTCCAGGACAGGCCCACGCGAAGACGACCATCCCCCGCCCTGCGATGCCTGGCAATGTCTTTCCAAGAACATTTCAGGTAAGGCGTGCGTGGGAATTCGGCGCGATCGTTGCGGAATAGCTTGGCTAACATCGTGATAGAGCAGTGCGCGTCGGCAACTTCAGGTTTGTACCAGTCCAGCACCTGATTCTTGCGCGTGCCGTGGCATTCGATGCCGAACGAGTGCTTGAAAATTTTCAGCAATCGCGGATGGCAGTCAAAAATAACCTTCTTGCAGATGTGTATGGCGTCATGAATGCAGGACGCAAACAGGATTTCATCACCAATGCCCTGCTCACCCCAAACAATCACCCGCATCCCCGGCGTGCCGTCCCACACTGGCAGTCCGCGATAGTCGCGTGTCACGCGGTTTCCAGCGCGGAAGCCGTGTTCGTAGCCCGCCCACCCTGCCGGATAGTCGCCGCGCTCCAGGTTCGCCAGCCCCATGTGAAACTTGATCAAGTCGTTTTGCGGGTCTAGATCGAGTCCTTTGCGGTAGTACTCCAGCGCCTTTTCCGGCGTTCCCGCATTGATGTGAAGATTGCCGAGAGATGCCCAAAGTTCGGCGTTAGGCTTTTGCGCCAGCGCCAACATGAGTATTTCTTCGCACTCTTTCTCGCGGTTCTCGCCCTTGTAGCAATTGGCAAGGTTTTGGTAGACGCTCGTGTTGTCTTCGTCATCGCGTAACGACATGCGCAATACGTTGGATGCAAACCCATACTTGCCTTGTTGCATCAACAGCGTGCCGTAGTAAAAAAGGACTTTCGTATTATCGAAGTCCTGATTTAACGCCTGAATGTAGATTGCCTCAGCTTCGCCGAGTTGGCCGCGTTCGTGATGAATTATGGCCTGATCAATATCGATCATTTATCCCCCATGTAAAACCGGCCCCCGAAGGGGCCGGGTGTTCGGTTAAACTTCCGGCCCGTCCAATCGGTACGAGTAGTTGAAGTTGATGACCAGCGAGGTCGTCATCGTTCCCGAATCAACCTTCGCCGACAAAATGCCGAAACGATTCGGGTCCAGATCGGAACAGGAAACGTCTGGCGGATTGCCCAGCACGGTCTTGCGCAACATTGTTGCCTGCGCGCCGTTCGCGATGTACAGCGAGTGCGTTGCACTGCCGCCCGGCCCACCTGATGCAAGCCCGTAGGACAAGCCAACCGCCGTTGAGCCGGTCGTGTGATCGCATTCGATTGCGACGAAGCGTGCGCCGTGCGGGATTTTCGCCAGAAATATCACGTCGCCCGAACTGCATGCAGCAGCAAGTCGAAACGTGCCGGATATCGCTTGGACACCACGATGCAGGGCCTTCGGTTGAGCATTGAACGCAGAAGCGGTGTAAGTTGCCATTATTCATCACTCCTTATTCGTTGGTGGTGGAAGGCATGGTGATCGTTGCAAGATCGATCGAGTTGAAAACAGACTTCTTCGCGCCAAAAATGCAACCGGCAGCAACGCCGAGTTGATTTTCGTAGTCGAACAGTTCCTCAACCCAGGACATTTTTTCCGTGCTGTAATTCTGTCCCACCGCAAGCACCGCCGCTTGAGCGCCACACAGAACCGCGCGGCGACCCGTGCCACTTGACATGGTGGTGATTAGCGGCATGCGTGCGTCTTCGACAAGCAGCGTGCGGTTGAAGATGCCAAGGGC